AATTAACTCTACCATCTATCGTTACGACCCCTCTCTCCTAATTTGGAAAGAGCAAAAGTATATTAACCTAGGTCTTATGATGGGGCGGAGGAGACCCTCTCCTGGGGAGACCCCTTCTAATAATAAGAAGAAGCGGAACCCCTATAAGAAGGAAGGATCTTCTCTCAAACCAAGGAAGAAGGATAGGACTAAGAAGTCTGACCCTCCCTTTGAGTTTTCAAGGGTTAAGTTACACCAGCTCGGTGTGATTTGTCGTGAGCTTAAACGCACATGTCCAAGCGAGTTTTGGCCTCTTGCCAAGGCTCGATTCATATACTACAATATGGAGACTCTCCGATCGGTCCCCGGGTTGCCCTGGTTTATACCAGAGTGGCTTGGAGGAATCGGTCTCCCTCTCGACAGTGAATTTGAATTAGATTCCACTGACCGAAAGTGTGCTACCCTTATTCGGGCGGCCATGGGTGGGCATTGCCCCTTCAAGGAACCTCCGAGAGATCGGGCTCACGCCCAGAAGATCCTCCGTTCCTTCACACCTGTGAAACCCCGCGAGATGCCTAAATGGCAGATGCACCTTGAGGTCCAACGAAGGTTAGACTCTCTCCATGTTGTTACTCCAAACTTTCGAACCGTCACGGTCCCCTCTAAGGGGACCCTCCGTCTCGCTGATGAGTATGCCAAGGCATACAAGTATCTGACGAGTGAGACCTTACAAAGGCTCCCACTCCATCGTGTTTGGGATCTGATGAACGAAGATGGTTCGGTGGAGAAGGCACTACGCCACAACGTGGCCCTCTGGGCTTCAGCCCGTCATTGTCTGGGGAATAGACCATACGAAGAGATTCAACTTGATGAACTTCGTTTCGAAAATAAAAATTTGGTCCCCGCTATCTATGTGAGTTCTCTTTATGACTCTATGGATGGATATATAGATAATGATAATAAATAAGTAGAAAGCCTGTATGAATAAATAGTATAGGGTGTACAGGAAACACCATCAATCCCAGTAGTAGTGAAACTTGGGGGGTCGTTCTAACTAGATTGAAACGAACCTAAATCCCCTTTTCACAAGAGCTGCTAACTGGGGGGCGGAAGGATAACCGCCTATCCAATATATATACAAACAAAACCGGCC